ACACCTATGGCATAACTCTTACATCTTCAGACTACATAGCCACTGATGGCTATACAGTTGATGTTGCAGGTAATGTGCTGACAGGTACTGATGGGCCAGTTAGGTTCTGGGATGCTTCAGCAGCCACATGGCATTGGACTACTGAGAGTAGTTACTCTTATGTGCCAGTGCTGTCAGTTGATAGCACTAGTGCAGGGATGCAACGTGGGACGTCTTTTTATGTGACATTCTCGAATGCTGCTACTCCTGCATCGATAGGCAATACTAGCTTAACAAGCGGTGATGATACACTGACTTGTACAAGTGTAGTAAGCTCTGGCCCATCTGCGTATACTGCAACGTTTGATGTAGGCGACCTGTCTAAGCAAGTGGACGGTACGGGCTACGTCTGGACGCTCACAGTAGATGCTGAGACAGACAATACTTCAGCTATCCCACTTACTATACAAGCAGACTATACGCTAGTTGACTTAGTAGATCCTGTGAGTTCTCAAGGCTCCATGCTAGAGGGATATACAGGAACCGCAGCAGTATCAGGAGATCATCTTGAGTATGACATTACAAGCACTCTAGATTCTGGTGTGACGGTTAGTGTCTTAGCGACAGGTGAAGTCAATGTAAGTCAAGCTGTAGATGGAGATTGGGTTAGTAACATAACAGTCGACCGTCGAGTTGTTCAGACTGATGGCACGATTGGCACGACTGAGACCATGACGATTGAAGTTGACCTTACTGCAACATCTGACTCATTAGACTTAGGCTGGGAAATATCTTCTGTAACTACTTCAAATGCTCTTGACTTAGTTTGGGAAGTATACGCAGGAGAGCCAACTCTAACAGATACTTTGCTAGACGCTGAGAACTCTAATGCTGTAATCATTAACGAAACAGATCTGACGATCCATGTTTATGATACTGATGGTGGAACAGAACTTTACTCTACAGTTGCAGCAACTACTGACGGTTCAGGCGTGTTTTCAATTAGCGATGATCTAGTTGGCGGGATAGGCGATACTGTCTTTGTAGTATTTAAAAGGAGCAATGGCCAGACTGCATGTGGCACGATGACTGTTGTTGATGGTGCGTAATGAGTATTTACCTACGCAATAATATAAGTGGCGGCGTTAGATTAGCAAACTTCGAAGCGCCGTTAATTCTTAATGTAGTGTCTCCTGCACTTAATGTGTCTTGGGAAGTGGTCTCTTTAGCAGAGTCACCTAGCCTAGACATAGTGTGGGGAACTCTTGTCCCTGTAGGAGATGTGCTTTCCGATAGTTTAGATCTTACTTGGGAAGGTTTAGGAGCTGTATCAGACAACGGCTTAGACCTTGATTGGGAAATTGCTGCAAGTGTCACTAGCAGTTTAGACCTTAACTGGGAAATTGCTGCAAGTGCTACTGGTAGCTTAGACCTTAATTGGCAAATTGCTGCAAGTGTTGCTGCCAGTAGCTTAGGCTTTGACTGGGAAATTGCTGAAGGTATTCTTTCCGACAGCTTAGACCTTGATTGGAGTATAGCCTCTGCGGTAGAGTCACCCAGCTTTGACTTAGCTTGGGGATTTACAACAGGAGTAGAATCTACTTCTCTTGACATTCCTTGGGTTGTCACTGGGGTTGTATACTCAGAAGAACTAGATATTCCTTGGACATTAAGGGGATACTTACAAGCACCAAGACTGCGCACAGCTTGGAGCATAGACGGATCTGCAACTGAATACGGTGAGTTATTTTACCCAGTTGATGTTGACATAACACTACTTAAAACAAACAAAGGTAATTGAAATGGCTATTATAGCTTCAGAACTAAACTACTACTACTCTGGCGGTGCAGCTAACTCTAGTGGTGACGCATCATTAGGTGGTGCTGTATCTAGTGTAGAAATTACAAGTGGCTCTTTGCACAACTTGTTCGATATCGTAAATGTCAGTGAAGCAACTGCTGGTGACGTTGAGTATCGTGGCATCTATATCGCAAACGATAACGCATCATTAGATCTACTTAGTGCTGCCATATATATTGAATCAGACTCTACGAGTGCTGACACTGATATATCTATCGCTCTAGCACCTGAAGGAGCTGGCGCTTCTATGGAAACTCTAGCTAATGAGTTTACAGAACCTAGTGGAGTAACATGGCACTCATTAGTAGGAGCTGGGAACAGCCTGCCTATTGGTGGTGATCTGCCTTTCGGTGACTCTTTAGGTATCTGGATTCGTCGTACAGTAAGTCCCGGCGCTTCCGCAGTTGCTAGTGATACTGCTTCATTACGTTTTAATGGTGGGACTGCTGCGTAGACCTATCACGTAAACAACCAATTAGAGGAAACACTTATGTCATGTACTGACATTCCAGAATACAACTTTGTAATTAGACAGGGCGATGATAAGACTGTCTACCTTCGGTACTTGGCAGATAGTGCTCCTGTAGATATAGCTGGCGCACTCATTCTTTTTGAGTGTGCAAACCCAACCTTATCACAAGAAGCTACCATAGACGATGCGGCACTTGGAAAGTTCCACTTTGACTTTGCACGTGCCGACACTGCTATACTAACAGAGAGACGACTTAAGTATGAGGTTGTTATTTATCCTAGCGGCCTTTCTGGTACTAAAGAAACTCTGTTTTATGGCAGCGTCAACATAACTCCACAGGTGATCTGATGACTATTGAAGTAACTGTAGATGAATATAAGGTAGTTGAGGTTATAGAGAGAGGCCCACAAGGTAGCAAAGGAGAAGCAGGATTAGGGCTCCCTGTAGGTGGAACAGAAGGACAAGTGCTTAAAAAGTTGGGTGCAGATGACTTCAATACAGCTTGGCAAGACGAAAGTAATCCAGATGGTTTCATAGATTATAATGATGTAAGCACTAATGTTTCGCCTATACTGTTGCCTACCGATACATGGACTACGATTACTAATGATGGTGCAGGAGCTTTTACTAACAAAGTGTATGGGCCTGATGGAGTGGCAGAGTTAATGAACAGCGCGGGGGAATTTGACTTCTCTGGTTTGCCTTTAGGTTCTGCTATTCTTGTACGAAATGACTATACTGTAATACCTGCTGTCAACAACACTATACTAGACGCCAGATATCTACTGGGCACAGGAGTAGGAGAGTATGCTCTAAGCAGCACAGTAGCTACGTTAAGCCATGGTTCAGGACTTGAATACCAGTTTGCGCTAAACACTAGCTTCTTGTACATGGGTGATACTAATACAAGAGATAACTTAGGTAGGTTTCAACTAAGAACCTCGTACGATGCTACTGTTACTAACGCAGGTTCAGTCATATACGTACTGGGTATATAGGACATAGCATGATCAAGATATACAAAGATGTAGCAGCTAATGCTATCTTTATAGAAGACCCAAATGGTGCACAGTTTATGAACACTCTGCATGCTACGGTAAGTGTACCCGATACTGTATCAGTGACAGACCAAGCTAAAGGCTTTGAAATACTTACAGCTATACCACACACAGATATAGCAGACAAAAACGGAAATCCCTATCCGGGCACAGCAGTGCAGGTATGTGATACCTTGAATGCTCTATTTGCACTATCAGGAACTTCTGAAGGCGAGGCACCTGCTATTACCTCTAGTACTGTTATAGCTTTGGTAGAGGGTGAGACTCTTAACTATGAACTTACGGCAGACCATGGTGTAGGTTATGAATGGGATTTGTCTAGTGTGTCAGGGGTAACAACTGTAGAAGGTAATGTACGCAAGTTAGTAGGCGGTAGTTCGCTTAGTGTAGGTACTTACAACATACCTGTCAAGGCTATTAACTATAATGGTGAGGACAGCAAGACTATAGTACTTACAGTGAGTACACCTCCATTTGCTGATACTAAGAGCGTACAGTTCAATACCTCCGATTACTTAGGAGCTAACGCTGCTTTACTAGATGCTACTTTAGGTAGAGCTTCTAACGGATCAGGGTCTAGTGATGCTTGGAGTATAAGCTTTTGGTTCAAAGGCAGCTCTAGTAACAGCAATGGGCAAACAATACTATACTTCGGTGATAACGATATTACTAATAGTGGGAATGTCTATCTTAGGTATCGCGGCGGTAATGATCAGTTACGCCTATCTTATGGCTCTAGCAATAACAAGGTACAGTGGAGTAGCGCAAGCAACGTGCTACCCGCGAACACTTGGAAACATGTAGTAGTAACTTACGATGGAGGTACTACAGGAGCTAGTAGTGGCAACCTTAGTAATTTCTATTCTAGATTTAAAGTATTTATAGATGGAGTTGACATCACTTTAGGTGGGTTATGGACACACAACAATTTTGGTTATTCTGGTGGCATAGACGCAGATAACTTTCGAGTTGGCAGGTATGCTAGTGGAAATTACTTACAATCCGGTTGTAAAATAGACGAACTATCCATATGGAATAGCGATCAAAGTAGTAACGTAAGTAGTATCTATAATTCAGGTAATACTTTTGATCTTACTACATTAGGCACTTCTCCTACACACTGGTGGAGGATGGGTGATGGTGATACATATCCTACCTTACAAGACCAAGTAGGTTCAGCACACTTTGTTATGTATAACATGACGGTAGCTGATATAGTATCTGACGTGCCGTAGGCAATTAAACTTTTAGGAGGCACAATGAGTGACATTAAAATTAGCGAAAAAGCTAGATCAATGTCTCTCTACGATGGTCTATCAAATCTGGCAACAGGTTTAGGTACTAGTAAGGATAAGGCAACGTTCAATGAGTGGAATCACTCAGGTCGCAACTTCGACCACGTTGCTTTATCAGTGCGGTACAGGGAAGACTGGTTGAGCCAAAAGGTTTGCCAGATTGTCCCACAAGACTTAACTAGAGAATGGCGAAAGCTGGGGAGCGAAGAAGCTCAAGAGGCTGACGAATTCTTCAAGGTAGATAAGTTATTCCGTGATGCTCACAAGTGGGCTAGATTATATGGCACGAGCTTTATTGTTCTTGATATAAATGATGGCCGATCTACGGACAAGCCTGTCAACTGGAAAAACTTGAAGCCGGGTTGTATCAAGAACATGTGGGTAGTTGATCGTACACGTATAGTGGCGACTGGCGTAATAAACCTAGAGAACATGTCACCTGACTTTGGACTACCCGAAGCTTATCACTTTGTTAACAATCCCTCTACACCTATACACAAAGACCGACTGATCCGCTTCGAAGGAACTGAACTTCCTATATACGAACGTCAACGTAACCTTTGGTATAGTGATTCAGTCTTAATACCTTTAATGAATCAGATTGACAACTTCCATGCTACTTCGAGTGCTGCGGCACAAATGGTTCAAGAAGCTAACACTGATGTTATTAAGATCGAAGGACTACAAAACATACTTGAAAATGACAAAGGCACTGTTGCTATGCTGCAACGCTTTGCCGATTGGAAAAGTATTAAGTCCAACTTTGGTGTGTCTATCTTAGACTCAACTGAAGAGTACGACCAGAAGAAAATTCAGCTTTCGGGCGTGAAGGATTTGATCTGGGAATATCTCAAGATGGTTTCTGCATCTGTCTCGATCCCAGCTACACGCTTTCTATCGGCTAGCCCTGATGGAATGAATGCTACTGGAGAGTCAGACTTAGTTAACTATATTGAGACTTTACAGGGTCTGCACAAAGATGTTTATAATCCTCGTTTGGGTGTTATGGACATGTTGCTAGCTGCCCACTTTGGTCTACCAGAGGAAGACTTCACTTACGAGTGGAATTGTATCTTCCCTGAATCCGCTGCTCAAAAGGCAGATCGATGCAAAGCTAAATCTGAAGAGATGGCTACGCTGACGGAAGCAGGAATAATTAGCCGGGAATCTGCTTTAGAAGAATTGGTAGAGTATGGTTCTGTACTGAAGACCGCTAAAGTGGGTGATGATCCAAATCCTCCCGCTCCAACAATTAAACAAGGAACTAAGAAATGATCTTATTGAATGATCGTATTAGTGTCCCAACCAGTCGTAAGCTTACTGATGCTGGACAGATGCACGTACCTTGTGCTTTTGCTCGTACCGGATCGCAGCTTTACACTGCTGGGCAACTTGGCCTCACAAATCGTGACGCTAAAGAAATCGTTACTGTATGGCGTGACGAAGCAGATGTGTTTGCTGAAGATTCTCTAGAGTCTTTCCGTAGCGCGCCTGTAACTATTGGCCACCCTAAAGATGCTGATGGTAAGTCTATTGCTGTATCTGCTGACAATTCTAAAGAGTTGCAAGTTGGTATGCTCGAAGGTATGCCAGTACGTGATGAAGATACTTTAGGTGGTACACTTATCTTAACTGCCAAGGAAGCTATTGATGCTCTCGAAGATGGCACTCAAGAATTATCTGCTGGCTACCTCTGCGACATTGAAGAAGTCGAAGGTAAATTATTTCAACGTAACATTCGTGCAAATCACATCGCTATTGTTGCTAAAGGCCGCGCAGGATCTTCGTGCAGGATTAGTGATGAAGCAATCGATCTTGCAGACGAAGCAGTCTTAGCTGATGCTGGCGTTGAGGTTAAGATTAAAGAGGAAGTTAAAAAGACTTTTACAGCTGATGAGTTTGATGCGCAAGTTGCACTAGTTACTGACGCTGAAGCTCAGCTTGCTTTAGCTGACGTGAAGATCTCAGAGCTCCAAGGATCTCTAGAAGAAAGAGAGGCTTTGTTGTCTGATGCAAAAGAAGAACTGGCTGCTGCTAAGGTAGCTGCTAAAGAAGGTGTTGTCGAGCGTTGTGAAGCTATCGAGAATGCACGATTGGTTGCAGACATGCGTGACGTTGCTGACAAATCAGTTAGTGAAATTCACCGCATGGTTGTTGCAGACCAAATGCCCACTAAAGATCTTGAAGGCAAAAGTGACGACTTTGTTGCTGCCATCTTTGAAATGCTAGTGGATGCCGCTAAAGGCGAAACACCAATGAGTAAGCTGATGGCTAAAGAAGCCTCAGACATTATCGTTGATTCAAAACCTGAGCTAAGTCTTTCTGAAAAGGCTCGTGCTCGCTCTGTTGCTCGCAACTCTAAATAGGAAACTGTCTGATGACTATTCAAAACTTTGATCTTTATACTAAACGTGGCTACGCTGGTGAGCTTGTCGATTCAGGCCCACGTGTTGTCCAAACTGGTATCGTTACTGATGCTAATGATGCTGCTTCTGGTTACGCGCTAGACTTTGGTGTTGCTGTTTCTCGTCACGCTACTATTGAGCGCGGAATCCAAGCTGGTTCTGCTGCTAATGTATTTGCTATCACCCAGCGTGAGTACAACCACGAAGCTAACTCTATTCCTTCAGATGGTACTGATACTGGCTACAAATCTACTTACTCTGCATCACTTATCCGTCAAGGTTACTTGTATGTAGAAGTAACTGATACGGCTGTTGCAGTTGGTGAAGCCCTCTCTGTTGATACTGTAACTGGTGCATTTGCTGGCGGTGGTATTACTAGTGGCAACTTCGTAGTTACAAGCAACGTTATCTCTGATCAAGCTGGTGCAGTTGGTGAAGTTGTTAAAGTCCGTCTTGACATCGTAGCTTAAGCTAGACTGTCTGTAAACTATTAGACGGGACTAAATAGCATTTAGCCCGTATCAAAAATTCAGGAAATATATCTCATGGGTATTAAAGTAAAAGCATTTGCAATCGATGAAAACAACGTTGAGCTAAAAGATCAGGAAATGATCGAAGTAGAACTTAACGATGCAGTTTCAGCAATGGTTGCTAACGGTACATTCGCATCTGACTCAGATGGACTATTCTTTCAACGTCAACTTGAATATATTCAAGCTACTTCGTATGACGTTCTTTATCCAGATCTAAAAGGTCGGGAACTTCTTACGACTAATACGGAAGGCGGCGAAGGGATCAACTCGATCACTTACCGTTCTTACGACAAGCGTGGCGAGACTGCAATTATTGCAGGTAAGGCTACTGATCTTCCACGTGGTGACATCTCTGGTAAAGAGTATTCTATCACTGTTAAAACTCTTGGTAATGCGTATGGCTATTCACGCCAAGAAATTGCTGCTGCTAAAATTGTTGGCATGCCTCTAGACAGCCGTAAAGCTGAAGCTACTCGTCGTTCATACGAAGAGAAAGTAAACCAGTTGATCTTCTTTGGTGATGTGGAAAATAACATTCACGGCATCTATGGTGGCCCTGCTAACT